ATGGTAATGGTGGAGCAGTGGATGCTGCCATAGAGGATATATTCGAGTGGATCGATCTTGTAAAAGAAGGTGATGTCACTGCTAGACCTAATGTAAGAATGTATGAATTTCATAGATTAGAGAACTATAGATTCATATACCAAGATTTGAAACTCCTCAAAGTTAAGTTAGACCTGATACCAGAAATGTGTCCGAGCCAAATCGTAGGATTTTTGGCCGATGGTGAAGGTATAAGAGGTTATGGTTGGCATGATGATGCCATGCATTTGATGGCCCTTAATTTGGTAGGCGATACTGTATGGGACTTTGGGAATGGTGATAAACAGAAGATGACGCCTGGGGATTTGATGTTTATACCCAAGGGAATGTACCATGAAGTTAAAGGCGACGGTATTAGATTTTCTGTGAGCATATGTAGCCCAGCATAAAAAAATTCAAAAAAAATGAATTAAGGGGTTTACAACTTAATTGAATTTCCCTATATTAATTTTTGTCAGCAACGAGGTACGCGACTCGAATGTAGAGGATGCTCTAGCTGACAGAATGAAACCGAGAGGAAATAATAATGGAATTCACTCGTTACGTAATCGACTACATTCTTGAAAAAGAAGATGGCACCTATGAAAGAGTAGAAACTACTCGTGCTACTCGTAAAGGTATGGAAGACGTTCTTAAGCGTCTTCGTGACGATCCAACGTGTGTTACCGTTGGTGTTTCTGAAGACATAATTTAATTGAATGTGAAGGAATTTTGTAATGGCACATCAAGTTGAAACAATGGCTTACGCTGGAGAACTTCCCTGGCATGGCCTAGGTACTGAAGTTAGCAATGACCTCACTCCTGATCAAATGATGGTGAAGGCTGGTGTTGACTGGAAGGTTCATGAAGCCGAATCGTTTGTTGAGTTCAACGGCGAGAAAATTAAGACGGGCCAAAAAGCCCTCATTCGTGAAACGGATGGCAAGGTGCTAACTAACGTTGGTGAGAATTGGCACCCAGTTCAAAATGAGCAAGCTTTCGATTTCTTCAACGACTATGTTATGGCTGGCGATATGGAGATGCACACGGCAGGTTCTCTGCGGGGCGGTCAATACGTCTGGGCCTTAGCAAAAGTTAAAGAATCGTTCGATCTCTTCGGGGGTGACCAGGTGGACTCCTACATGTTGTTTTCCAATCCGCATGTTTACGGTAAATCCATCGACGTTCGATTCACACCAATTCGGGTGGTTTGCAACAATACCCTAACGTTTGCTTTGGGTTCGCAAGCAGCTCGGGCAGTTAAAGTGGGTCACCGCATGGCCTTCGATGCTGACTCAGTGAAAGTTACTCTTGGTATCGCACACGAGAAATTTGCGAAATACAAAGAGATGGCTGAATTCCTTGGCAACAAACGCTACGGTGTCGTCGATCTTATTGAATATTACAACGAGGTGTTTCCGAACACGTCTCGGACTAATATAAATAGCGACGTAAAAACTTTTAAAGATCTTTCACGCAATGCAAAACTTTGCTACGACGTGTTAGAATCTCAACCTGGTGCAAATTTCGCCGAGGGTACATGGTGGCAGGCATTTAACTCTGTTACTTATGTGACAGACCACGTTCAAGGTAGGAATGCCGATAATCGTCTGCATAGCCAATGGTTCGGTCAGAACCAACTTCGGAAGATCAAAGCAGCAGAAAAGGCCGTGGAGTTCGCCATGGCCTCATAGGAGGTAGCCATGAGCGTAGTAGGACCATTTTTTGTATTAATTGCTTTGATGAATCCTCTCGATCCGGCCAGTGTTTTATTCTGGTCGGATTCAGAGAATCCACATAATACGATTCAGGAGTGTGTAGTACATGGTCAGTACAATGAAGTTCCACTAGCACTATCAGCTATCACTGATTGGAAAAAAGATCTCCCTGATGAGTTTATGGTCTATCCAATCGGGTGGAAATGTGCATCAGAGTCGGAGATAGAGAAAATGCAAAAAGGTCAAGGGGTTGCAATATAAATCCACTTGTGATAGAATCCTGTTATTAAATGGGAGAGGTGTGCATGGCTAGAAATTTATTGAAAGCTAAACCTAAGAAAAAATCAGTTGCTCCAATTCGTCGTCGATTTGGTGTGGCTGGTGCTCCTGATACTGACAACTGGAATGAGTGGGAAGCTTACTTTCGCCTTGAGGTAGAACGTAAAGATCTCGCTGCAGTGGTGCGTAATCACATTCGCACTTATTATAAAGAAGAGGCTAAGACGCTATTAAATGCGCCTGACTACATGTATTACATGTATGCCCACATTCCAGCCAGTATGCTTTGGGCAGAGAAGAACAAGCCCTTTCCAGAAAAGTATGATTATGAAAAGTCTATCAATGGCTATATTGAAAAACTTCGAACTGAGTCTGCAAGGAAGCAAGAGGAAGCTGAGGTTGTTCAAATTAGAGCTTCAGTGTCTCCCGCTGAATTGACGCAACGCAAGACAAATGCGTTTCTTGCAGAAGTTGACGCGGCTATCGATAGCTATCCCAATGAATATTCGCTCTATACTGAGCTAACCAAAATAACCGCAGCACATGTCACTGCTAAACAAGCATATGAAATGCTGTTGCCTATTCGTGATGAAGTTAAGGAGCTTGTAAGTCTTCCTAAGAGCCGTAGAAATGAGATGCAGCAGCAACTCGAAGAAGGCTACTCTCACATGAATGTCAAGGAGCGCAAAGCATACCTGGCGTTCCTAACTGATATGGTTGATGATGCCAAACGTTATATGCAGAAAAAGAAAGCTCTTCGAGTCTCGAAGCCAAGAGTTAGGTCTGCAGATAAGCAAGTGGCAAAGGTCAACTATCTCAAAGAATCGGATGAGTATAAACTGACTTCGATTAACCCTATGATGATTGTCGGGGCTAAACGTCTGTTCACTTTCAACGTTCGATACCGACAGCTTAGTGAATATGTAAGCAACTCTGGTATGGGGTTCGAGGTTAAAGGTACTACGGTCCAAAACATAGACAGCGAGAATTCATCTACTGTCATACTTAGAAAACCTCTAGAGATATTACCTATCGTCCTAGGTAAGTCGCTTAGAGATTTTCATAACGCTATGCGTAAGATTAAAACCAAACGCACAGAAGCAACAGGACGAATTAATAAGGATACAATTATATTGAAGGTAATGGATAGATGAACGAAGTGTTTCTCACCAAAGCGTCATTCACAAAGATGGTAGAAAAATATGCTAGGGATAAAAAGACTAGCTACATGGATGCAGTGGTTGACCTGTGTGAGGAGCTCAACATCGATCCAGAGGACATTGGTAGATATATATCCAACGTCATTAAAGAGAAGATCGAAGGGGAAGCCATGAATTTAAATCTACTTCCTCGACAGAATATGCTCGAGTTTGAGTGAGCATAAATAAAGTGGGGTTGACACGACTCCATCATACAATGTAAAATACAAATCTATACAACGTTATAAGGAAATAAAATGTCATTTGAAAATCTAAAACGCAATCGAGATCAAATCTCCAAACTCCTTCAAGCCGTAGAAGCTACAAGCGGAAATACTGAAAAAAAATCCTACCAAGATGATCGACTTTGGAAGCCAACGATTGATAAGGCTGGTAATGGGTATGCTGAGATTCGATTCCTTCCTTCTGCTCAAGACGATCAGCTTCCTTGGGTGCGTTATTGGGACCACGGGTTTAAAGGTCCAGGTGGACAATGGTATATCGAGAAGTCTCTGACTTCTATCGGTAAACCTGATCCAGTTGGAGAGTTAAATTCCAAGCTATGGAATACATCGGACAACGATAATTCTCCTGAGCGTAAGCAGGCACGCGATCAAAAGCGTCGTCTACATTATGTTTCTAACATCCTTGTTATCTCTGATCCAAGCAACCCAGAGAACAACGGCAAGGTCTTCATGTACAAGTACGGTAAGAAAATACATGACAAGATTATGGATATGATGCAGCCTCAGTTTCAGGATGAGAAGGCCATTATTCCTTTTGATTTCTGGGAAGGTGCTAACTTTAAGATCAAAATCCGAAAGGTCGAAGGTTGGATAAACTACGATAAGTCTGAGTTCTCTAGCCCATCTGTCCTTGGTGATGATGCCAAGCTAGAAGAAATTTATAACCAGCTTCATCCTATTCAGGAGTTCTTAGATCCTAAGACCTATCCTTCGTATGAGGAGCTAAAGGCTAAATTGCATCGAGTGCTTAATATTGCTGAACAACCAATGACAGTGCGTGAGCAGGTTTCATTGGGCGAAGAAATGCCAGCACCCGAGCCAAGACAGCCAGTAACCGCAGAGGATCTCTCTGCTAACAACGATGACGAAGATAACACATTAAGTTACTTCGCTAAGATCGCTAACGGCGATTAAGTAGCAGGTAGGTGGCCGACGCCCAGGTTTGTAGCCGAGCGTTGGCCACTTCCACCTGAATTGATATTGGTGACGTTGTTGCTATTGTTACCACTGTTATTACCACCACCAACTGCCACCGTTCCAACACCAGAAGAAGCCACTCTATTCGCATCTAACTTTGCTTGCTCTTGTAGCAGCTCTAACTTTGCCCGTTCCTTTTCCAGTGTAGCTTTAGCTCTATTCATCCCTCTGTGATTAGCGATCTGTTCATCAGAAGCCCCAGACATTCTTAATTTATTTTCCATTTTTGGAACTAGTTCTTCGAGTCTCGCCACTCTTTCTTGGGATTTTTTAATGCGGGGGTCTACTTCTGGCTCAGGCTTAGTAACCCTAGACAGATCATCAGATTTTTCTTCCGCTTTTGGCGTCACTCTCTTAGCAGGCTCAGGTGGAGGTTGCGGAGCAGGATCAGCGCTCTCTGTTTCACCCTCTGCGGGAGATGCACCTCCAGTTAATTTAAATGATCTAACTTTCTTTGCAGCAACATCACCAACAAAAGGTAAGACGCTTACTACTTTAGCAATGCCTTCAATGAATCCATTGATTAGTCCATACACCGCCTGCTTGATTAAATCTGTAAAGCTAAATTTATCTAAGAATTTGGCCGCATCTTTAAATCCAAATTTACTCAATATCCAAGAGATGCCATCCTTCAGCAAATCTAATGGTGCACCAATCAAACTTCCTAGCAATCCATTGATAGCACCCGCAATACCACCCAAGAAACCGTCTTGTTCAAATCCCTCAATGGCACCTTTCACTGTATCCCATATGCTCATGATAACAGTGATGGGGTAAAGCAAACGACCGAATATTCTACCAACTGAACCTAGAACGCCCATAAACTTCGAGCCTTCTTCAGCAAATCCAAATGCGCTTTTAACCATAGTAAAGACACGGCCTATAGGGCCTTCTGCAGAAAAGAACTTTCCGACAGAGGCAATGACTGCT